GACAAAGGCCTCGACGCTGGCGTCGGCGAGATTGACGAGGTCGGGATAGGAGGCAGCGCGGTGTGCCCCCGCTGCGGACTCAACGACCCATAGGCAGAGGTCGACGGGCTCCAGGCGTTCTTCCCCAATTGGGTATACAGGGCGGTGGGATCGCTGATGCTGCCACCCCACCCTCGAGGGAGATTCTGAGGGCCATACCGCTGCACCAACCGCATCGGGTCCAACAGGGGGCGAACAGAGCGGACGCCAGAGGACCTCCGAAGGGCCTCAGCGAGAGAGGGGGCGAGTGGCCGTGACACGGCCTACAGCCCCAGCAGATGCCAGAGTTCGGGTGGGAACCCGACAGGTGGAGCCCCCACCTGCGGGGGGGCAGGGTTCACGATCCCAGGAGGTGCGGACGGCGCGGGTGGGATCGAAGCGAGGAGGTCCTGCAAGGTCTGATTCTGCAGCAAGCCGATCAGGCCAGCCTCGGCCGCGGTGCGGGCCGTCGCCTGCTCGGACTGGGACTGAGTGTCGATACGGGAGAGTGCTGAGGAGATAGCACCCTGCTGCTGCTGCTGCTGCGCGGCATACTGCTGCGCCAACTGAGCGAACTGTCGCTCCACCTCCCCCAGGTCCTGCGCCACGATGCCAGAACGGCCAACACCCCGCTCGATGGCGGAGTCACGGGTCTGTGAGACGGCCTGCTCACGGGCACGATCTGCTTCCATGCCGAGGCGCTGGAAGGCGAGGCCGAGAGCGGACTGGTCCCCGAGCAACTGCTCGCGGGTCATGCCGTAGCGCGCTTCGATGGCCGCCATGAGGGCGTCGATCTGCTCGGAGGTCAGTTCGGTAAGGCGGGTTCCAGGGTCAACCCCTGGGATTTCAATACCACTGCCAGGCGGGACGGTGCCTGGGGTGGCGGGGGGTGCCCCTGGTGCGCTCGCTATGATTGGTGACTGATAGGTGCCCCCGCTGCCGCCATAGGTGGGGGCGGGAGCAGTCTTGGGGGCGAACTTACCGTCAGGTGGGGGCAGAGTCGTCTTGGGGGCGAACTTGCCGTCCGTGCTCGGAGGGCTCGTGACGGTGCCGCCGCCGTCGATTGAGTAGGAGAGGGCCATGCTACCTCTAGGTAGCAGTGTCAACAGAGTTAGGCCCGCAAATAGGTCAGCATGAAACTCATATGATCGCTGGACACAATCGTGATCGGCACCGAATGGGTCCACTCCCTAGACGACTCCTCGTGCAATCGAAAGACCACATTCGTACCGTCACCGATCCTGGGAACCATCAAGGCGGTGTTGACTGTGGCACTCTGGTCAAACAGGTAGGCACTACCCAAGGCAAACCCACCCGTCGGAACCGTGGCAAAGTCCACATCGGGAGAGAACGGGAGCGACACCTGATAGGTTCCCGTTCCTGCGCTACTGAATACCACGCGACCCCACACCGTCACAGCCTCGCCCGCACGCGACCACCAACCGACCGACTCAGAGAGTGTCGGATTGGAACCCGTCGCGGTGAGTACGGGCGTGTAGGTGCCAGCCGCAACGGCCCCAATGGGTTCATAGTCAGCATCATGGTCATGCGTATCCAGGGACACGCCAGACCCCCCTACCGTCGTCCCCGCAGGCAACGACAGGGACCCATCATTGTTGAACCGCACCGTCGACGAGTTCAGGAAAGACTCCAACTCCCTGCGGTTCCTCTCCAGCATCGCAGGGAGACGAGCAGGATCAGAGTTCCGCTTGTAGGCGAGTGGGTGAGTGAAGTCGGGGTAGGTCATTGGTGCCTACGCGCAGCCCTTAGGCGTCCTTGGTGTAGGTGATAACCAGCATCCCATACCGACCTGAGACACTAGACCCACGCTGATCTACCATCACCTCGAGATAGTCCCCCGCCGCCACAGCGGTCACATCAGGCACCGCAGCGGTATCGACAAAGGCGCCATCGGCCACCGTTGGACGGTTGCCCTGTGTGGTGAAGATGGTCGTCCCATTCTTGTGAACATCCACAATCGCGGAGGACCCTGTAGGGGCTACGCCCACCGACAGTTGCATGTCGACAATCGTTATATCATAAGGCGCGTACCAGCGGTATCCATCAGTGTTTACGACCAAGCCAGACTCACCGAAGGAAAGGTCCAGGGTGCGCTCCCGCGCATCCACATACGCGTCCACATACACCTTGCGGGCAGCGTCATTATCCCCTGTCGGGGCAGCCAGGTCCGTGAGGTTGTTGCTGCCCATCGACTGATCGCCCGTGTACGCCTTCGAGCCGTCACGGTGAATCGTGTCATCCCCGAGGAAAGTCACGAGATCATCGAAGTTCGTGTTCACCTCGGTCGCGTCCGCGGGGGTCGCGTTCGCGAAAGAGTGCGTAACTGAGGGAGTAGCCATCCTACCTACCAGCCCCCCAAGTCAACATCTAGTCGATCCCCCTGATGCGGGAACCGCTCGAATAGATCGCTGCCATGCGGTTCAACTCGAACGCATCATCCAGAGCGTCCACCACCACACGGAACTGGATCGCCCGCCAACGGAAGTTCAACCCATCCACCCGAGCCATCAACTCCTCAACCGCAGGGCCCCACAGGTCCCCCCAGAGCGAGGTGCCCCAGATGAACCCACCAGGGTCCGTGTCAATCGCATACGAAGCCGCGGGAGAGATCGTGTCGAAATCCAGGTAGGCCTCCAAGGTCACGGTCGCATTCGCCACCGCACCCCAGACCGTGTCCAAGCGGCGCAAGCGGTGCAGCGCCAGGGGGGTGTCCGAGGGTGTCATCCACCCCGTCCGCAGATAGGACTCGATGGCGACACCATCATCGTTCGTCCCCGAGTTCAGCGTGTACACGCCAGTCAAGGAACGGGGCGAGGAGCCCAACACATCCTCATCCCACAGGACTGCGGCCGTCACGCCGTAATCATACTCGGACCAGGCGCCCGTGCGCATGTCCCGCACGAAAGTACGAGAGGGGGTCGTGCTCGCCCCCCAAGGGACCGACAAGTAGTAGCGGTTCCCAGAGAACCAGGCCACACACTTGTGGCGATTCGAGAAGTTGATGCCCGTCCGCAAGTACACGCTGATCGGTTCATCCACCTCCACGAAGCCAGCACCATCGAAAGCCCACACGCCAGTGCGGGGGTCAAAGAAGATCAACTGGCCGCCCACCGACACGATAGTGCCAGGGGCGTCCGTACCCAACTGCTGCTCGAGCACGAACCGTGCGAATGAGAGGGGGGACTTGCCCGTCAGCATCTGGACCGTGCTCCGAGTGAACACCACCAGGGACTCGGCGTACTGCACCAGGCCCGTGATCTCCGCACCACTCTCAGGGGAGAAGTCGATAAACGAGGTCGACTCCCAGGTCTCAGGGTCATCCACCTCGGACCAGTACACAGCCGAAGGGAACCTCACATCAGACGAGTTCCACACATTCGCCGCGAACATCCGCTGATGATGCACGGCAAGGAAGGCCGCACGGGGAAAGTCCCCCGCCGAGCCATCGAAGTCCGCCTCGCCCAACTCGGTCCAGGTCGACCCGTCATGCGAGTACGGGCCCTCGGCCTGCGGGGAGGTGAAGTAGGTCTTGCCGTTCAGGTTAGCAATCGGTGCCTGATAGTCGATGGAGGCCGACACCGTGCCGACCGTCTCGACATTCGTCGAGAGCGGGGAGCCCGTCCCCGAGTAGATCGCGCCGTTCGCGGCCACATAGTAGAGAATCTTGCCGCCCACAGGGCGGTCCCACACGAACATCGAACGGCCCGCCGAAGGGGGCGTGTCATCCCACTCGACATACCCGCCGCGCGAGGACACCGCGCCACGCAGCCCGAAGTCCACATTGAGAGCGTCGGGGGACTCGGTCGGTTCCAACTGATACGGGTCCGCATCGCGGTTGATGCCGCCCACCCAGCCAGGATAGGCGACCACCCCCACGGGGGTCTTGGTGCTCATTAGAGCCCCGAGAGGAACGGCATGTTGTCCGCGGGGGACACCCTGCGCGACTCGCCGAAGATGGCGGGCGTATCCTCTGTGCGGCCCAGGTAGTAGCGGGCCATGATCTCAACATCCAGATCGAACCTCGAGTCCAGGTCCCGCACCTTCGGGAAATCCTCCTCGTACTCCCAGACCCGAGCCATCGCATACCGTGCGGGGGCGATATGGAAGTCCGACAGGAACTCGGGCTCATCCGCATCTGACGACAAGGTAGTGATGCCCTTCGTGTAGTAGTGGGTGTAGTCGACATCGGAGATGTCGGGGATCGGCGCCAGGAGAATCTCGTCCCCGTAGATGTAGAACCTGTCCGCGATCTGCGCGGACGGGATCGGGTTCCGACGGAGGGTCTCCTCCTCCAGGGTCGTGCGCACCAGTCGCCTACCTGACACCAGGGGGATCACCACCGAGGTACGGCGGTAGTCGGACGGCAAAGCGTAGCCTGGCTGGTCCGCCACGGTCGTGATCGTGGCCGTGGTCTCGAGGAACGGCCACTTGAAGCGGGACGCCACAGCCCGCATCCCGTCGTTGATGAAGCCGTTCAGGGTCGCATTGTCAATGGCATCCGCGGACGCCAGTGTCTGCTTGCGGACCAGGGCTCGGAGTTCACCGAGATTCATCTACGCCCCCCGATGGGCTACGCAGACAGCGCCGCCCCTCATGGGTGGTGCGGCACACGCGGTGCCATCCTGGCGCGCCGAAGCGCAGACCGTAGGTGTGAACTCCATACCTCCAGCAGGGGTGCGCACCTCATCGGCGCCACGCCCCGCGGGCCGCGTCCCCTCGACGGGACGGGCCTCTGGGTCCCCTGCGGGACCCGCAATCGTGACCACTCGGGTCTCGTTGAACATAGTGTCCCTGGGGGCTATGACCCCCCCAGAGACGAACGGCCTTAGCCGTTGGTGATGCCAGTCAACTTGCCCTGGCGCTGACAGTTCGAGACGGTCAAGTTCCCGTAGGACAGGATCGCCTTGTAAAGGGCATCCTGGTTGATCGGTACTCGAGGCTCTGTCGGCTTGAACCAAACACCCGAAAGGTGCATGAGCGAGATGTACTTCAAGTTCAGGAAGTACATCGTCTGCGCAGGCACATTCTCGGAGAAGGTCATCGGGGCGCCCTTGTACATGAGGTTCTGGAACCCCGCATCGCCCATCTTGGTCGACTCGTGCCGCAAGTTCGTCTGGACGAGGCCTTCGTAGACCTCGAAGCCAGCCTGAGTTGCGAACACAATCGACGGATGGTCGTTGCCTTCGGACGCGGTGTTGTAGGTGCTAGCCATCTTCGCAAGCGAAAGGCCACCACCCTGTGCCACCGACACAGCACGCCAGTATTCATTGGTGGCGCGGGCGATCCCGCCGAGCGCACCCCCTGCGGGGTCCGTGGTCGACACGATGCCCTGCAGGCCCATGAAGTCCTTGCCGCTGTTTCCACTACCGTCACCGAACAGCATGGTTTCGATCTCGTCCGCGATTGTGAGTTCGAGTTGCGTCAGCCGAGCCTGCATGAGGCTCAGGAGCGCACTCTTACCCTTGTTCTTGGCGAGTTCGATGCCCTCGAAGGACACAAGTCCGTAGTGCTGTCTCCAAGGAAACAGCGCGGCGGAAATGCCTTCGTTCTGCTCGGTGGTGAAAGTGTCATTGCCCGAATAGGACCCGCTGTTGCGAGCCTTTGCGTACATGAGAGGCTGGACGATCTGCTCGCCACCCTCCTGGTTCTCCTCACGCTTCGCAGCGCGGAGGGCCCACAGGAAGGGCTTGTGACCGAACACATTATCCTCCAACTTGGGGATATAGTGTCTGAGGGTCGTGGCGAGAAGGCCATCGGTGCCAAACTCTGGATTGGACATTGGTTATATTCACCTCCTTTCAGGGTAGGAGGCCGACGGTTACCCGCCGACTTCCTCCAAAGCAAGAGCGAATGCAGCCTCAAGAGACTCCACCTTCTGCGGCGGTGAGAGGTCCCCCTCGTCGGGGGTCCTCGTCGGCCGCGCCGTGGTGGCGCCCGCGAGACGCGCTTTCTCCTGCTCCATTGCGGAGGCTTCGTACAGCATCGCCTGGAATACCAGTGGGAGGTTCGCCGTCTGATCCTTCTGTGCTCGTTGGAGAATCATGCGCTTGTGGTCCTGTGTCAGGTCCACCTTGAACTGTTCCTCGATCACATCGAACTGACGCCGCACCTCGGCCACCTGGGCCGTTATCTCGGCCTCTCGCACCTGTGGATGCTCCTTGATCCGCTCCTCGACCTTTGCGTCGACAGCGGCCTCCAGATCAGCCTGGGTGTACAACTGGACCCCCTCCAACTGAGGCGCCTCCGTGTCAGTCACCAAGCCCGCCCGCACCGCGAGGTATCTCGCGAATGTGTTCGGGTCCTTGCTGAACTCACCGAAGAACGACACAGCGTCGGCGACCAGTTCCCGCTCCCGTGCGAGTTCCTGGGTCTTTTGCGTGTAATCAGCCTGCCGTAGGTATCCGTTGCGCATCTCCTTGAGAGCCACGCGCTGGTTACCCTGGACGGTCTCGATCTCCACCTCTGCATCCCAGTCGATGGGGGCGGCAACCTCCTCGGCTGCCTCCTTGTCCTTCAACAGGTCCAGCGGTGAAGCAGGACTGTCCTCTTGTTTCCCTGTTTCGGGGTGATCCGCCGTCACTTCCGTGGGGGCTTGTTCGTCCGACGGAACTTCCTCTGTCCCTTCGGCTGGCAAAGCCTCAGGGGTTTCGACAGGTGTTGCCACACCCATCTCGGTTTCCGCCAGAGCGAGGGCCTCCGCGAGACTCGCGGGGATTCCTTCCTCGGGCATACTTACTCCTTCTGGGGGAAGTTCCCCCTCACACCTCAGGGTGAGGTGTCAACAGTAAGCGTTACGCGACGGGCTGATCGGGGGGGAATGCGCCCGTGTTCAGGGCGGAGAGCAGGTCGGTCGGGACCTGCGTGCCAGCGGCGTTCGGCTGGCCCTCCATGACGGGCATCCCTGGCGGGGGCATCCCCATCGTAGGGGCGCCCAAGCCATTCGGCTGCTGCGGTTGCGGGGCCATCGGGTTCGGCCCCGAGCCAGCGGACGGCTGCTCGAACAGGGAGTCGATGTCCTGAATCCCTGTGGCCTCGAACCACAACTCGTAGAACCGCTTGAGGTTGATGGGCACACCCATCTGCTGCAGCAACTGGGCATTCGCGGTCAGAATCTCCGCCATCTCGCGGTACTTCTGTTCCTTGAATACAGGTGAGCGCAACTCGGTCGAGTTCGACACGACCTCCACCTCGTACACGCCCTTGAACACATCCGCGCCCAAGCGCAGGGCGGTCGAGCCGTACAGGTCCGCGCCCTCACGCTCCGCCTCGAGGAGCATGTCCGAAGCGCCCTTCTCCTGCAGTTCCTTCATGTCCTCACCGAGACGCGCTCGGTTCAGGGACTCGGCCTCACGGCCAGAGATGAGCAGTTCCATCTCGTCCAGGTCCGTCTCGGGGAACAGCACGGCGGCCGTGCCCAGAAGGATCGTACCCAGGTCTCGCGTGAACTCCTCGACCAGGGCAAGGCGGTGGGCGGTCTTGACATTGGAGGCGCCCTCGATGATCGAGGCCTCCGTGGCCGTACGCCGAATCTGCGGGGTGGCACCACGCAGGTACTCGTTCACACCAGTGATCTCGAACACATCACGGGTGATGAGTTCCGAGACATTGTAGACATCCGCCGAGAGCGGGGTGAGGTTGATCGGGCGGACCACCTCCTCCAGGGAGCGGTCCCCCTTGATCTTGACAATCTGCATCATCACCTCGGAGGTGAGCGCATTCTGGGCGGCCGCGTCAATCGCTTCCTCCTTGATGAGCACCTTCGGGATGTTGCGCCGACGGTGCGTCATCATCTGCGAACGGGTCTTGTTCAACTCCTGCTGTGCGTCCCAAATCTGTTCGAGTTCGCCCATGTGGTACGGAGTATGCGGCAACCAGTGGGCCCCGATATGGGCGATAGGGCACTCGACCTCCTCGAGCACCTTGAGCGGGTACTCCCCGCCCGAGGTGAAGATGACCAGGCGCTTGTTCGCCAGGTCCCAGAACTCATACACCGCCGTGAAGTCGGGATAGGTCATAGAGTTCGCCTTCTCGGCGGCCATGTCCCGATCCTCGTATCCCTCGGGCAGGCCCCACTCGAGGTTCTTCGAGTTCTTGAAGGTATCCTCCGCCTCCAACTCCTCGCGGGTGTAGTGAACCCGCTCGCAGACCCAGCGGGCATTGTGGAGCCCGTCAGCGGTCGGGTCGATCCAGAGGTCCCACGGGTCGATGCGGTCCACGAACAACTCAGCGAAAGTACCCGCCTCCTCGCCGTATTTGGCAGTACGCTCCGTCATCGTGTAAGTGACCTTGGCGTAGCCGTCACCGTAAATCAGGGAGTCATGGGCTGCCTGCTTGGTGGAGCGACGGGCGCCCGAACGGGGTCGGCGCCAGTAGCGGTTGATCCAGGCGGCCTGGGCCCGAGCGGCCCACACGGCCGAGTCCGTCGAATAGGGCTCGACCAGAAAGCGAGGGTCTGAGCCCGTGATGTACGGGACGATGGTGTTCACGGTCGAGAACGAGATGTTCACAGTGGTCAGGTCAGCGGTCGGGTCCCCAGCCTTGCCCTCCATGCCCCAGTGGTCCGTGCCCCACTGCTGCTCGGACTGCTTCCACTTATGCTCACGCTTGCGCTGGCGATGACGGATGCCAGCCTCGAGACGCTCTCGTGCTCGCGTGACCAGTTCAACATCAGCGGGGGAGCGGAGGTTGCCCTTCTTGGCGTAGCCAACCAGTTTGGGCATTAGCGGGCCACCTGGAGGTCGTCGCCCGAGGCACGGGCGGCCTCATAGGTCTCTCGGGCCATCCCGTGCTGGGTCACTCCCGCTTCATTGTCGGAACGGAGGCGAGCAAGGTTCGCCATTGGGGCCTGCTGGCGCCGCGCCACATTGGACTGGTGGCGGGCTCGGCAGTCATCACAGGTGAGCCCTGGACGCCACTCGTCCTCGTGGGTCCCAATGCCCTGGTGCTCGTACGGGGTGGACATGGTTACTGGGTCGGTGAGTCGTATGGGGAGCCAGGGCTCAGGCGTGGCGCCACGGGTTCGACCGTGTCGCTGATCTGTGTACCCTCGAGATGGTCGCCCCCCATGCGGGGGTTGGCGCCCACATCTGGGACGGGCGGCGAACCAAAGACAGGGTTGTAGCCGCTGTCGATGGGGTCCGCGTTCTCTGGCTGAATGTCTCCACCTCGTGCGGCCGTGCCGAGGCGCGGGGGGGCCGAGATGGAATCTGAATCGTAAGCGTTGGACATGGAACCTCCTACCCTGCAGGTAGGGGTGTCAACACCGTCGGTCGGGAGAGCAACGAGTTGGGCCCCCCCGAAGGGGGGCCCTCATCGAACTCCCGCCGCCTCAGGAGGGTTGCCGAGACACTCCCGAAGGAGCACCCCCTGCCCTCGTAGATGAGCGGGTGTAGGTGTGAGATTCCTCCCGAAGGGGGTCTCTCACACTCTAGGCGAGAGTGTCAACAGAAAGGCCCCCCGAAGGGGGCCCTCTGTGCTTTGCAGCGGTCTGCTTCTTAGAAGCCTCGGTCCTGCGCCATGCGCAGGACAAACGAGTCCACATCGACCGACTTGATCGCCGTGGTCTCCGTCTCCAACTTGATGACGGGGAACAGCACGATGGTGTCAGCGGGGATGTCCTCAGTGATCTGGAACACAGACCCGCCGTTGATGCGCGCCTGCACTTCTTCCGAAGTCAGGGTCATCTCGATCAGTAGCCAGCCGTCGGCGGCGGGCTCGATAGCCGTCGCCAAAGCGGTGACATTGCTCGTGTCGTCGACCGTGACGAACTGCAGGTCGTCCTCGGCGGACTTGTCGAACTCCACCAGGACGGCGTTGGCGCCGCGGTCATCTTCGGCCGCGCTTGCCACGCCGACATGCAGTTCGACATCTGCCACGGATGGCAGTGCCACCTCGAACGCCAGGTAGACGGGCTCGTCGCCCAACTTGAACCCAGCGGCGTTCAGGCTCCAAACGGTGTTGTCGCCAGCCGCAGGGGTTGCGTCGACGCCAGCCGTCAGCCTGAGCACGCCGATGCGTCCAGCGGTCGCCTGGATGGCGGCCGTGGACTCCTCGATGTTCTCGTTGACAGTCCAACCCAGATCGCCAATCGCTACAGGCGAACTCTGCGCGTATGCGGCACCCCCCGCGAACTCGTCGCGGAGAATCACATATCGCGATGGGTCGGCCAGCGCGTCGAAAGGCGGTGGTGCGAATGCGTTGCTCTTTCGGGTTGTCATATCTTCACTCCCTTCTATCCAATCTGTAGGCGGACCTACCAACCTCACCCCTCGAATGTCAACATGGATCAGGGCGAACCCAGCCTCGATCACAAGCCCCGCAGGAATTGCGACCACAGCGTCTTGAGGCACGACCGTGGCAACGGCGAACTCGGCCGAGACCTCCACGGCGCCCTGCACGGTTGCGGCGTCCAACACCACGACCGTGAGCACCGCGTGCTCTCCGAGAATGGTGGCGACCGCACGCTCGACCGTGGCGTCCATCGCGACAACCGTCAGCACTCCCAGTTCTGCGGCGCCCTCGAAGGCACCGAGGGTAAGGGTCGCCGCCAGGGGCGTGACGGTTGCTACCGCATGTTCAGCCTCGACCTCAACGGGCGGGGCCACAGAGTCGGGCACGACAATCCAGGTATCATGTATGCGGGCTCTGCGCCCCGCGCCAACACCGACCGTGTTGCCCTCCATGCCGACACGGATGTCGGCCCAGTCGATCCCCCCAGGCGGGGTGAAAGCCCGTTCTTGTTCGGTCACCGTATCCCCGATATTCTCGTGGGTCCACGAGTCGATCAGGGTATCGCCGTGGGACAGGTAAACCGTCAGGTCGATCTGACGACCATTCGAGGCGGACTTGGCGAAACGGTAGAACAGTGAATGGTCGCCGCTCCCAGGGTTCCCCGCATCGTCGATCTGAACGACGGCCACATTGCCCGATGACGGGTTGTTGGCAGACTCGGCGTAGGTCGCGTCACTCGCGTCCGCGGTCGCCGAGTCCAATGTACCCGACGAGGCGGCCCAGTCCGATGCGTCGACCGTCGCAACGGGACGCAGTGTCTGGGCCATCGCCTACTCTACGCGGGCTACGCCGTTAGGGAAGGTGACCATATAGCCCGCCCCGTTCGACGCGACACCCATACCGCCCGTAACGATGATGCACGGGATCGAGTCCGAGTCCGTCGTCACATGACGGTAAATCAGAACGGCGGTTGGGGTCTCGTTGTCGAGGGCACCGAAGTCGATATCGTCCACGCTGATGACCGCACGGTCGTTCGCGTGCTCAACCGACACGACGGGGTTGTCGACGGTCTGACGGGCGTAGGAGCCGTCCGAGGCCTCGGTGTTGGCGGCCACGGCCGCGGCGACGGTCGTGTAATCTGGGTCGTCATCGACAGTGCTGACGAGCAGCAGGGCGCGGTAGTCCCCTGCTTCCAGGTCCTCGAGACCTTGCGCCAGGTTGCGCTTGAATACATTGTAGGTGCGGTTCGCCATGCTTCTCTCCTTCTAGGTGGGGGAGTCAACATCGGATAGGCTGTTTACGCCCTATCGTTGGTTCGCGTCGGTCAGGATGAAGGACCGCTCGATTGGCGTGGCGGACCCGCCACGGCCGAGCGGCCTGTAGAGCGGACTCGAGCCAGGCTGGCCCTGGGGCTGGCCGACCATCAGGGAGAACACATCCCCGAAGGTCGGGGGCTGCGGGCCCTCGTCGACCCAGACCGTCGGGTACTGCCCGACATCCAAGCACATCTGATACCCGATCAGGGCCGAGATGATCTTGTCGTCATGGTTCGGGGTGCGGGCCGCGTAGCCGCCCTTCCCGTCCGCGAGGAAGGTCCGAGCCTCGTGTAGGAACCGTGGGTCGTGCAGCGCGACCACGCTATCACGCAGGCCCTTGATGAAGTCAATCACCATCTTCGGCTTCGTCGCCGAGTTCGTGTGCCAGCCGTAGCGCACCGACCTCGAGCCCCGCCTCTGGGAGGCAATCGGGTCCATGCGGTAGAGGCGAGGGTAGCCCGACAGGACGAGGTACTGCAGGGGCACGAGCCCCTGGTTGTTGCGCTCGGGCCCGATCAGGGCGAAGTGATACCACTCGCCGATCCACTCCGCGAGGGGCCCCACATCCTCGACAGGGAGGCGGGCCTTCATGGCCGCGACCTCCTCGGTCGTGTTCGCGTCGTACACGGTGATGGCCGAGTAGTCCCCGTGCTCGAGACCCTCCGCCACATCGACCCCCATCACATAGTTCGGCTTGCGCAGCACGGTGCCGAACTCGTTACGCTCAACGGTGGGCTTCGCCCAGACCCACAACTCGAAGTCACGCTCCTCCCCCTCTGGGATGGTGGCGCTGTGGATCGTATACTGGTTCGTGGGGAGCGAGGTGTGGTAGGGCAGCAGGGAGATGTCGAGACGGAGTTCGGGCAGGGCCCAGTCCTGCTCCTCCTCGAGCAATGTTAGGTCGAAAGCCGTTCGACCTGACTTTGAGAACGCTTCGGCGGGATCGCTTGGATATTCCTGGTGAAGAAGCCACTCTCTGCCGCGGTACCGCCTACGCATCGTGGCATACCACTGCTCGTCCCGCCCAGGGACGACATGCCACGGGTAGAACGAGGCCTGCCACTCCGAGTCGACCAACTGGGAATCGAGCCAGGTCTCATGGAAGAAGTTGCCCATGCCGTTCGCGGTCGACAGCATGATGAGAAGCCCGTAGCAGAGCGGGTCCAGGGCGGCGTACAGGGCTTCGGCGTCGTCAATGAATCCCGCCTCGTCGATGATGACACCGTACACGGCGCGGGATCGGGCCGAGGCGGCGCCCGAGTGGACCGCCGAGACCGAGGACCCGTTCTCGAACTCGAGGGTCTCTGTGTTGCTCGTGGTGGGCTTGCCGCCACGCTCACGCATCCACGAGGGCAGCATTGAATAAGGGTTCTTTACCTTCTTCGCAAGGGTTAGTTTCGCGTCGTCCTCTGCCTGCTGGGCGATGATCCACGGATGGTGGTTGTGGAAGAAGGCATCCCAGAAGGCGAACGCACATGCGATGGTAGTGAACCCGATCTGGCGGGCCTTCAACCGCGCCTGGTGGTCGGAGCCCTCACCCTTCGTGGCCGCGAGCAGGGTGAGAATCTCCTCCTCCTGATACCCGCGGAGCCCCGCGATCTCATACCCAGCACCAATGATTTCGATGTGCCAGTAGTTGTCGATGAAGTAGATCGGGTTCTTGGCGCACTTGCGCCACTCCAACTCTCGCTCGATCTCCCGCCTCGCAGAGGCTGACTGCGGGGTGGGTTCGGTGGCGGCCAAGGCCTAGCCCTCCTGGGAGCGTGAGCCGATGGTGCTCAGGGCAAGGTCGTACAACTGCTCGTCGCTCAGAGACGACAGGTCGACCTCCTCAATGCCCGTATCCACCTGCTTGCTGTGCCAGTCAAGCCAGACCTTGGCTGCCGCCACCGACCTGGGGTTCGCTGGGTCTATGGCCTGGGTCCTCAATGCGGCCAACACACCTGGGGCGTCCTGCACTCGAGCAATGGCACGCCCCCGAAGGGTCAGTTCCCGCTGAACCCAGGGCTCGCGGTCGTAGTTCCGTAAGGTCTGGGGGGTCACCCCCATGGCCTCGGCCAACTTCGCTTTCGACTTCGGTTCCCGATGAGACTCAGGGACGAGCAGCCACTCGACATACCGCTCCATGCGCTCCGCCTTCGCGGGATCGCGCTGCCACAGGGTGAACTCCTGTGGCTTGGTCCCTGTCGCTACGGTCTCCGCCATGACCTACACCGCCTCCTGCGGGACGGACGGGCCCCAGCGGGCCTGATCGTCCCAGAACAGGGTGATGTCGGCCAAGGTCTCTACCGCATCGAGGTCGATGCGGAAACCTTGCACCAGTAGACCGATCTGCTGGGGACCAAGAAACTGGGGCCCCTCGTCGGTTTCGACGGGGGCGTCAGGGGCCACAGGCGCCTCCTGAAACGCCTGTTCTTGGCTCGAGGCCTCTACCATAGCCATCTCCTTCTCCTCGTGGGGCGGGTGAAGCAGCCCCATCGCCACATGGGACTCATGGTCCCATTGAATCAGCCAATGGCCGTCGTCCTGCCGCTGGGTCGCAGTGATCTGTGCCCAGGTGACAGGGTCCCCGCAGACGCAGGTCCCCACGATGGTCTCTCGTGTTGGTTCCATCTCACACCCTAGCACAGAGGTCAACGACAAACCCGAATCTCAACTGATCTCACCGACCTGGGGAGGGGGGACTATAGGGG